ATCGTCATTGGCAGATCAGTCTTTTTAAAGCTTTTGCGCGGGCGTGGATTTATGTCAGGCTCATTTATAATGATGGCACGCCCCACAAGCCCCTGTGTGGCCGTCTCGCCGTCCATGACGCCGTCAAAGGTGCTTGGCGTTGTGTAACCTATCAGCGACAGGAACGGGCGTTCTAAGCCTTGATCCGCCATGCGCAGTTTTTGCAAAGCTGCCTCTGCCGCTTCATCATCGCCGTTGTCCTTGGCGCGGCTTAACTGTGCGATGTAAACCTTTTTCAAATCCCGCTTGATGTCGCCGCCGAGCAGCACCCGGCTATTTGCTTTTGAAAAGGTTGCCATGATTGCGCCAAAAATGCCCTCGAGATATGCGGCACCGCCGCTGCCTTTCTGGGCATTGCGGACCTTCGTAAGAAAAATGCCGATTTCGTCAATGTTGTAATAACTGGCCTGCTGGTCGATCACGTTACGCATGATTTCTTGCTCTGACTTCATGGCGCCATGCACTGCGCCCTGTATTCTTGACGCGATATGCAGATCAGCAAATGCCTGCATCACAGCCTCCTTGCCTGTGCTGGACGCCGCCACGCAGAAGGCAATCATGTTCGCTGTCATGTTGTCGCGCGCATCTTCATAGCGAAGCCCGCCGATATTGCCGACAGCCACGATGGCAGATGCAACCGCAAGCCGCCTGCGCGGATACCGGCACTGGCTGTCAATCCAATCAGCTACACGCCCGACGAACCCCGGAGGGCGTTGCAAGTCCAGATCGTCAACCTTGCACGGCAATGGCCTGCCCTTTGACGTTTCAATCTCGGGCTTTTCAACCTCGAAGTCATCGTGCCTTGGAATGTGAAATTCAAAATCTGAAAAGTCTGTCGCATCATCCATTCTGTTTTCCTACCCATGTGGCAAACGCATCCCGCGCCACCAAGTCCATGCCTTTGAACGCCGCAGCGCCAAGACGCTTTGCAGCTTTGTTCGTTAAGCTGCTTTTTTCAAGTTCCAGCAACGCCGCGACCATATAAGCCTCAAGTTCTGGCTGCGTGGCATATGACGCCCAATTCTGCGCATCGTCGCGCACGCGCTCTTGTATTAGCGGCACGTCTGGCAGTCCTGCGCCGTGATACTCAAGCCAATGCGTGACCGTGCCAATCGTGATTTCTCGGTTCAATGACATGCAAGCGTTTAGCCCCCGCCAAAGCATATCAACGGCGTTCTGCTTTGCATCATCTGTCATTGTGATGTCTCAATTGACCTTGTGGCGATGTACTCAGTCGGCTTATTCCTCTGGTCTGTCTTAAAGATTATATTCCACGTCATGTCGTTGCTCGCACACAAGGCCATAATCCTTTCACCATCATTTACTGGCCGGACCTCTAAAACCTGACCGATAACGGCTACTTTGCTGCAAACATCGTAATGCTGATTGTCACAAACTCGGATCAATACGTGATCTCCATGGTGTTCAACAGCAACTGAATATCCTTCTGGTGATGCTATTTTCATGTCTTGCCCCCATGCTTCGGCGCAAGATAATCTGACAGCGCCTTGATTGTGGATGTTGTGAGGTTGGTTTCGCGCCCGTTGCGGATCATCGCCAGCGTGTTGCGGTTTACACCGGCCTCACGCGCCACAACCGTCAAGACCCTATCTTGTAGCGCGTCCCTGATTTCTTCTACATTTAGCATTTCAATCTCCAAAATTGACATTTTTGCAAATTCTATATTGCACAAGCGCAAATCATGTGCAAGAAATGTCTTGCGGTGTTTGAAGCGTGTTCGCCGCCACGCAGGCCCAATGGGCCATTACATAAGGAGAATGCCTTGAGTATTCTTGAACAAGCATCTGTGCCTGAAATGGGACCGCAGATCATAACCGTGTGCGGTGATGCAGGATTGGGTAAATCCAGCCTTGCCGCCACATTTCCAAAACCAATCTTTGTGAGATGTGAAGATGGCGTTGCGCGCATCCCGGCATCATTCCGGCCCAACGCGCTGCCGCCGATCAGAGCAGAAGATCAACTGTGGGAGCAGTTGAAAGCACTGGTACACGATGAACATGACTTCAAGACATGCGTGATTGATACTGTGTCAGCCGCAGATCGTATGTTTGTCCAGTCGATTTTAAAGCAGGACGGCAAGGCCAAGTCGCTCAATCAGGCACTTGGCGGATATGGCGCTGGGTTCTCTGCCCTTGCCGCACGTCATCAGCAGGTGCGCAACGCCGCTGAAATGATGCGGATCAAGCGCGGCATGAACGTGATTTTTCTGGCGCATACCGAGGTCGGCACGATGCGCCTGCCAGATCAGGATGATTTCAGCCGGTATAGCTTGCGCATGACGCACGACAAGAGCCTGCCGCCGTATCTGGATGATGTGGATGCGGTTGGCTTTCTGCGTCAGGTGATGGTGCTGAAAGGCGATGAAGGTGAGCGCAAGAAGGCCATCAGCGGTGAAGGCCGTGAACTGGTGATGCATGTCACAGCGTCCAACGTATCAAAAAACCCCTACGGCATTACAGAGCCGGTTGCGGTTGAATTGGGTGTAAACCCGCTTGCAGAATTTATGAAAGGATAAACAGATGTCATTTTGGGATTTGTCAGACGGCGAAACGGCGAAAACGGAAAGCAAGGAATACGAAATTCCGGGCGGCAACATGGATCCGATCCCCGACAACAGCGATGTGCTGGCCGAGGTGAAGGCGGTAAAATGGTCATCGCAGAAAGACAAAGAAGAACGCTTTGTTGAGGTGCAATGGCAGATTGTTGAGCCTGCGCAATTTAAGAACCGAGTTGTGTTTCAAAAACTGTGGGTTGATGATCTGGACCCCGGCGCAAAGACCGAGGAAAAGGCAAAGGCCAAGCGCGACAAGGCCCGCCGGATGCTGGCAACCATTGATGCCAACGCCAAAGGCAAGCTGATGTCATCGGCAGACACTCCAACAGATGACAGTTTGGCACTGGCATTGCAGGGCGCGCACATGGTTATCAAGTGCATGATCTGGGAAATGCCAGACCGTGAAAAATATGGCGAGTTCATTCGCGGCAATTGGGTAAGCGCAATCAAGCCCAAAGGCACCGCGTTGAACGTGGGTGAGGCGAATGCACCGCCGAAGGCCGCACCGCAAAGCGCGCCGCCAAGCAGCTTTGATCTGGACGATGAAATTCCGTTCTAAAAAGACTGGGTGTTGAAGCCAGCGGCGTAGGTGTGGAGCCGATTATCCTGAGATTATTCAGAGCCGCCGCTGGCCTCTTTTTTAAGATAACGCAGTGAGGAATAAAATGGAACAACGATCAAAAGAATGGTTTGAGGCAAGGCGGGGAAGGGTCACGGCCAGCCTTGTGGGTGGTTTGCTGGGATGCGCACCTTACATGAAAGAGGATGACGCATTTCGCGCGCTGGCCCGATCTGTGCATGACCTGCCAAGCGAGTTTAAAGGCAACATTGCCACTGAATACGGCACGGCAAACGAGGCACTTGCTTGCTCTGCCTATGAAATGGAAACTGGCAACTTGGTTGAGCATGTCGGTTTTGTGCCGTTTGAAGATTGGGCAGGTGCATCTCCTGACGGCCTGATTGCCCATGATGGCATGCTTGAAATCAAATGCCCGTTTGGCAAGCGCAAGGATGAAAAGCCTGAGTTTGCCAGCATTGATGACCAGCCACATTATTATGGCCAGATACAGTTTCAGCTTTTTTGCACTGGTCGGCACTGGTGTGATTTTTACCAATGGGCTGCAAACGGCACCATGTTGGAGCGCGTGAAATATGATGGCGGGTGGATCAACCAAAACCTTCCGATCCTGAAACGACTGTGGGAAAATGCGCAGGCCAGCGATAGGGCAGAGTTTGAAGGCAAAAAGCGCGCTGATATTGACACGCCAGAAGCCGCGCGCCTTGTGGCTGAATACGATGAATTGAGTGACGCCATTGATCTTGCTTCCGAGCGCAAGAAGGACATTTTGGCGCGTCTGGTTGAAATGAGTGGTCACAAAAACGCGGTTGTTGCAGGTCGCAATCTAACCCTGACCAAGCGTGCCGGTTCTGTGGCCTATGCCAAGGCATTGAAGGCAATTGCGCCTGATGCAGATCTTGAGCCGTATCGGGGCAAGCCATCTGAGTTTTGGGGGTTGAAATGAGTTTGCAAGAATATAGGGATTTTATCCGATCAAAGGACAAGGTTTCGCTTAGTCAAGGTTTTGCGTCAAACGCAATAAATGACATGGCAAAGCACCATCAAAAGGTTGCAATTGATTTTGCGCTTGAACGCGGCAAGTCTGCGATGTTTTTGGATACAGGTCTCGGAAAGTCGTTTTGTGAATTGGAGTTTGCTCGGCAGGTGAGCGAAGAAACTGGCAAGCCATCATTGATCCTGACACCGCTTGCGGTCGCAGGTCAGATGATCCGCGAGGGCCAGAAGTTCAACATTGACGCGCGCCAGATCAAAGAACAGTCTGAAGTCGGCGCTGGCATCATGGTCGCAAACTATGAGCGTTTGCAAAAACTGGACCCGACTGCGTTTGGTGGCATTATTCTGGATGAAAGCAGCATCCTAAAGTCTTTCGCCGGTCGCACTCGAAACACGCTGATGGATGCGTTTAAAGATACGCCATTCAAACTTGCCGCAACCGCAACGCCAAGCCCGAACGATCACACTGAACTTGGCAACCACGCTGAGTTTCTAGGCATCATGCGACAGCAAGAAATGCTATCGCAGTGGTTTATCAATGACACGTCCACGGCATCACAGGATTGGCGGTTGAAAGGCCATGCGGTTGATGACTTCTGGCAATTTGTTGCGTCATGGTCACGGTGCGCCAGCTTGCCAAGCGATCTTGGCGGCGATGATACAGGATACATATTGCCTGAGATTGAGCGTAAAATTCACACTGTTGCGGCTGACCGAATGACCAGCGTTGATGAAGGAATGTTGTTTCGCATTCCAGAAATGAGCGCAACCAGCTTTCACGCTGAAAAGCGACTGACGATTGATCAGCGGTGTGAACTGGCTGCAAGCCTTGCAAACCATGACAAGCCCGTAACTGTCTGGTGTGAGACAAACGACGAAAGCAGCATGCTGGCAAAGATGATTGATGGTGCAGTTGAGGTTCGCGGTGATTTACCTGCCGATGAAAAGGAGCGCAGGCTTCTGGGGTTTGCTGATGGTCAATATCGGGCGATTGTGACAAAGCCAAAGTTGGCTGGAT